TCAGATGATGATGTACGTAAAAGAATGAAGTCTCTTGGGTTTAAAGAATATGTAGACCTAATGAGAGCATTACGTGATCAAAACAAATCAGAAGCACAAGAAATTCTTGGTCTTGGTATTGGTGAACAATACTCTACTGGTGGAACTTTATCTCCAGGCGAGATGAAGGGCAGACAACAAGCGGCACAAGCACAACAAATGCCAGATCCAAAAACAAGAGCGCAAACAGTTCAAGGTATGGCAAAGTTAGGAAAGAACAACATAGGTGATGTTACTCCAAACCAAGCGGCATCAGCATTGGATAAAGCAAGTGCGGGACAACCATTAACACCTATACAACGAAAAGCGATGGCACAGCAAGCATCGTCTGTAGGAGCATTAGCAAGTGATCCTAAGACAGCACCACAGTTTAGAAGTTTGTTAAATAAGCTAAACAAACAATAAGGAGTTTGAATGAGACTTACAGAAGTTTTAGGTGGCATATATGTTATGGTCACTGAAGAAGAGAATGATTTAATTACTAAATTCTTTTCAGAAAACGAATATGTAAATGAAACACAACTATCAGAACGTGAATGTGTGATAGTTGATGGTCTAGTTCACAAGGGTGTTCTAGTACCAACTATACGTGGCTATCGTGTAAACTAACGGAGGAAGAAATGACAGCACCTAGCAGAAAAGATGTAGACGCTATGGCGAACATAATGAAAGCACTTAACGGAGACAAGAGCGGTGTTCAGCAACAAGCGGCTACTGAAAGACAAGCGAGAGAGGATGCTGGTATTATTGATACTTCACCAGGTGTGAAAGAAGCAGATATTAAAGCAATGGAAAACATTTTAAGTGCGTTTAATTCGGCATCGACAAATGTTTCTAAAAAAGTTGCTACAACAATAAATGAGTCAGTTAAGACTCCAAACGGCGTGAAAGTAGGATTATTTTCTGTGGAGAAAACTGACGATGGGTATTATGACATTAGAGATAGCCGTACAAACGATACTTTATTTGAAGGCTTATGCCTATATGAAAGTGCATTCGTTATCACAAAATATCTCAACGAAGGAAAGAAAATCAACTCGCCAGAAATAACAAAAGTTATGGCAACAAATGCTCTATTTGAACAATCATATTTTGATGCTTTACAGCACAAAAGTTCTTGGAAGAAAGCTAAAAAGAATAGTGATTTTACAAAAATGGATATTTTAGAAGCAAGATTTTCACGTTCAAAATCTGAAGCAGCTAGTATAAAGACTAAAATAAAATCTATATATGAGTCTGTAAAGTAAATTCCAAAAGTAAACTTAAATGATAAATACATAATATAACTTTATGTATTGGGGCAAATACCATGAGAAAAACAATTTTTTATAATACTAACCCAGTTGTGATTTCTACTCGACTAAATGAGTATATGAAATCAAACTTTGGTTATGAAATCGAAAGCGATTTACAATCTCTGCGTGAAGCAAAAGTAGCGTTAGAAGAAAAGAAAAAATCAATGCGTTCTGATTATCAAGACCGTGCATATATTGAAAATATGCTAATGCTTGAAACAGTTCGTGTTCTATTAAAAGCACATCTAGCAGAAAAGAAGAAGCCAGACGCAAATAAGAATGGCATTCCAGACTATGCAGAAGATGGAAAAGGCAAGAATGATTTAAAGAAAAAGCAAAAGACTGATGAAGGCAAGTACAAAAGTGACGCACAGCGTAAAGCAGTACATGCAGCAAAAGCAGAAAAAACAAATGAAAAAACAAATGATCCTATTGGGAAAGCAACTGACGCATATACCCGCAAGTACTTAAAAAAAGGTCCAGGTCCTGATTTAACAAAATCACGTGATAAAGGTAGAGATAAACTGGATCCTAAGAGATACACAACTCCTGGAACAAATCCAGGCGATAAAGGTAGATATAAACTGGATCCTAAGAGATACACAACAGAAGATGTTGATGCTGAGTGGGCGAAAGTCAAAGCGTCTAACAACCAAATCAAAATCAACAAGTTTTTGGCAGGATTGGATCAAGCAACTGCAAAGCGTTTGACTGGTGATAAAGCACAAATTTCTAATATAGAAAAAGGAAAGATTATCAAAAATACATCACGCAAACCTGCTGATCCGTATACACATGATACTAATCCACTATATACAGAATCGGAAACACCAAAGTTCGATACTAACACAACAAAGTATGATAACTCATATGAAGCACCAAAGGAATACAAAATGAAAAAAGAAAAGCTAGAAGAAGGTCTACTAGCCCAACTGAACGCACTACTAGAAGGTGATGCGGCAGAAGCAGAAATTACAATGGCTGCACGTGGTATCGTAGACGAACTACAAGATATGATTGAAAAGCTAGGTAAAATTCAAAACGATCAATTAGGACCACTTACAGATGAAATGTCATATTCACATGGTCCTGAAGTAGCAGCATCATTTAAGTCATCAGTAGATGGCGCAGTAGCAGGTCTACTAGATAACGCACGTTCAGCAAAAGATGCAGTAAATGACGCAGTGCTAGTACTGTCAGGAGAAGCTCCTGCTTCAGATATGGCAGCCACAGATGCAGAATTAGGCGGCGATATGGCCGATGACATGGAATCAGATATAGAATCTGATATTATGGGCGGTGATGAATCAATGTCTGGTCCAGAAGATGAACCACTAGGAAGAGCAAAAAGATAATGAAAATATCTACACTTTTAAGCGAAAATTATAAATCGCAACTTATGAATGATATCAATGTGTATTTGGTTCGCTTAAAAGCCAATGGTATTCCTAGTATTGGTACTGATATTATGGTACGTGAATTAGAAGATTTGGGACATTCTGTTACACCTGAAAGTTTAGTTGATTTATTAGGTAGTAGCAAATATGTACAGAATGTTACAATTGATAGCATCGAACTAGAAGGAGCCCCAACCTCTAGCAATGATGATACATCACGTGAAGCAGTTAAAAGACTTGCTAAAAAAGCAACACAGAAGAGGATATAATCATGCCACTTATTATTAAAGGAAATAAAGATATTGAAGTTATTTCTAAAAAAGAAATGACAAAATTTATCGAAAAAGCAGCAGCAGCAAAATCTGATCCACTTAATGCTCTACCTCCAGAAGTAGCAGCAAAACGCAGAGAGATATTGGAAATAAAAGAAAGTAGAAAATATCTTGCTAAAGTACAACGTGAAAAAGAAGAACATGATCGTTTAGTAAAAGAAAAGCTAGAACAAGCAACTGCTGAAATAGAGAAACTAACTGAAGCAAAAGTTCAAGCAACTGAAGAATTGGTTGTTACTACTTCTGTGGATCCCATAGTAGTAGATACAAAAGATATGCATGTAGCTACTGTACAGTTTGCACCTGATCCACCGGATTTTATGTCTATGACTAAAAAAGAAATTGATCTATGGGCAGAAGAAAATCTAGGTGTTCAACTAGACCGCAGACATACAAAAGCAAAAATGATTGAAGAATTAACAAAACACTTGTAATTCATTTTAAAATATAGTATACTATGTGTATGCTAAAAGAAACTTATACATATAGCCCCCTGGAGCGAGTGAACGTGAACGGTTCCCGTCACTATCAAACGCCAGGGGGCAAACCATTACCAAGCGTTACAACTGTTTTAAGTGCGTTAAAAGATAAGACAGCACTACACGAATGGCGAAAGCGTGTTGGTGATGAAGAAGCGGATCGAATTATGAGACTTGCTACTGGTATTGGTACACAAGTTCACTTACATTTAGAAAAATTCATACTTGAAGAAAGTCGCCCAGACGGAAATAATCTAATTCATCAGATGGCAAAAGAACTATCTGACATTGTTATTAGAGAAGGATTGTCTAGTGTTGATGAAGTTTGGGGAACAGAAGTTCCGCTATACTATCCTGGACTGTATGCTGGTACAACAGACTGTGTTGGTGTATATAAAGGTAAGCCTGCTATCATTGACTTTAAGACTACACGCAAGCCAAAGAAACGTGAATGGATCGATGATTACTTTCTACAGGGTGCGGCATACGCAGCAGCACATAATGAATTATATGGAACTGATATTAAAACGATTGTCATTATGATGATTGGTTGGGATGCAGAAGCAGATAATCTAGGAAATTATCAGGAGTTTGTCGTTGAAGGAGAAGAGTTTGAAAAATATTCGTTAGAATGGGCGGAGAAGGTTCAAGCATATTTTGATAAATACATGTAATTAGGAGTTACATGATGGCGACAACAAACGTAAAAATTCTATTAAGACGTGGGTTACGTGAACACATTGGTGTGAACACATTAGATACAGGTGAAATGGGTTTCACCACTGATACCAATCAATTATTTGTTGGTATTGATGAGTCTATTGATGAAGTACAATTCGATGTATTTGCCAACGCACATGCTATTATTCAAACATGGTTAGATAGTTCTGATAACCCATATCAGCATCTAGGTTTAAAGGTTGACGAAGACTTAGTTATAAGAGGTGTCCCCGATGTAGATGTTATGATAAATGCTATGCATTTTTATCTACAGAATGTAGAGTGGGATGGTGAAGTCGAATTTACACCTGGTGAGATTGTTTATTTAAAACAGTTTATCTATGCTGATGACAGAGTTAAATCATCTGAAATAGATAAAGGCAAAACTTATGTAATTAAAGTAGTGGGTAATACTGATTACACATTACTAGGTGCTGAAGAAAACAAAGTCAATGTGAAGTTTACTGCTACTGGCGTTGGTCCATTAAATGGCGACGGTGAAGTTTTAGAAGTAGTTGACGTTGAAGATTACACACAAGGTTCTGTTGTTTCAACATCATATGACCCTATCAGAGACATAACAGATGTAACTGTATATTTACGCCATAATACTCCTATTTTTGCGCAAGACATCGCACCGCAACGTGACTTTTATAATATGAATAAATCTGAATGGGGATTGTTTGAATGGGACGGAACGGAATGGGTACACCATGTAGTAGACAATGTACATGATGCAGGTTCTACCGAGCCAGTCAATGCTGATGTTGACTATACAGGAGATATGGTTAAACCATTAGATGCTGAAGGAATCGTAGGCGATGTTTCAGTTGTTATTGGTGACGGCGCAGTTCGTTATTGGAAAAAGAAAAATTGGGGTTGGAGTTTACTTGGTAAAGAGCATAACGCAACCGGCGAAGCGACTATCGTTAACAATAGTACAACGCACCATCTAGCAGACAACTTAGTTGATGCATTTGAATTCGATTCAAACGGTAGATGGGAAGTAACGATTACAAAATTCAAAGGTACAGAAGATGAAGTAACATTTGTCTATGACCATGCTTCTATTATTGATCCAGCAACAAGTCCAAATTTAATATTCTGGTATTTTGATGTTGGTATGTATGGTTATAGCGGCGAACCGTTAGTACATGGTGATATTTACTTAGCAGACGAAACACTGATTAATGGTAGAGATGAAGTCATAGTAAAATATTTTTATAACTTAGAAGACTTCCAATTCCATACAACTGATATAGACACACAAGATTTAATACCAACACCTATTGAGAAGCCAGATCAAAGAAGTAATGGTGATCCGTTAGTAGTCGGTGACTATTATGTAGACTATAGTAGAGACTTACAACAAAGTTTAAAACTTATAATCTCAGAGTTTGATTCACTTGAACCGAGACTTGCTTCTATACCGGAAGGACAAAGTGTAGATGGTATGTCTATTGAAGAAGTAAATCAGTATTTCAGATATAATGATACATTTATTCCTATATTTTTAACTGAAAAAATTGCTCTACAAGATATGCTACCACAACAGTTAATGTATGGTAAACCAGATGTAGAAGGCGGGACGGCGACAATCACAATCAGAGAAAGAGACTGGGAAGGTCATCTAAGTTTTACAGATTATGAATATAACAATCTACACAGATCATTATATTATACAAAAGAACGTGTAGGATCACCAGAACAAGTTGATTTTGCAGATACTGTATTTGTAGAACACGTTGATGTTCCTGAGTTTGAAGCACCATATTATGCTCGTTCTCGCAGAAATGTCGAAGTAATCACAGAAAACTCATATAATCAGTTATTCGCAGACCAGCATCTATCAGCATTATCACATCATACTGGTAGACGTTCTAGTTTATTTAAAAAGGTATACAGTGAAGAAACTGGTATATTCTTAAGATATCTTTATGATGTAAACACAACATTCTTTGTTGATTATTCGCTAATACAAAAAAGTCCAAGTAGACAGTTCTTACGTACTGGACAACTTAAAGTTATTAACGGATGGCCACATGGTATTTCACAAGCCAAACTAACAGATGACCATACTGAATTCTGGCAAGACTTTAATAATGATGGGTTTGCTGCAATGTATCCAGAAACAGAATTTTCTAATATACAGTTTGATGTGAAAAGACAAGATGTTGTTCGTATTAGAAATGATGAAAAGTTTAGAATTGATAACTACTTAGAAACAGTTATGAATTCAATTGATAATGTCAGAACAATACAAGTTGGAGATGATGTTATTTGTGAAAACTCAGATCCAAATTGGGATGTGACAACATTCTTATCTGAAACGCAACAAGTAAATCTTGATTCTGTAGCAGAATTAGGCAATGACTTACAAATATATTTTACACAAGATTCAGGATGGACTACAGAAATTAGTTACACAGTAAAAAGATGGTCAATGTAAATGAAAGACAAATCTACGCTACTTTATGAGTGGCGTCAATTACGTCTGAAAGTTAAAAATAACTTTACAGAAAAAAACTTACAAGAAGTCATAGACTGGTGGAAACAATTGGATTATCATGCTCAAGGATTTGACTATGATAATCCAAAAACTTGGCCTGATGTTTGGGAATATATTAACGAAGAGTTTTACACAAATAGCGGTAATGGTTTAGGTTGTTTTTATACAGTACATCATTCACATTCAAATAAAAATCCAGAATTATTATTAGTACATGATTTGCTACATGGCGACATATATTTGATATGTGTTGTTGACGGATATGTATTAAATAGACGCAGTGGTAAACTTGAAAAGTATGAAGACGTTAAAGATGATTTAAATGTAATAGAGCGTCATTCACAAGATTTTATACTAGAAACTCTAAAATTCAGAGATAAAAAATAACTTAGTATATAATAAAGAAATAAATACAGTATAAAACAGGAGTATATAATGCTTGTAGAAAAGAAATATAAAGAAGGCGATGTAGTCACAGTAGTTATGCCTAGTATGCCAGAGACCTTAGGTGTGTTTGTATCAGAAGATGAAAACACAATTACACTAAATTGTCCTGCGCATATTATTCCTAATCCACCATCTGATGGTAACCCAGAAGGCGGTTATAATTTCATTCCGTTTTCAGTGACTGGGAAATCTAATAGCGACATAATTATTAATAAATCAACAATAATTTCATCTATGAAAACCTGGCAAGGACATGCTGATAATTACAAAGAAGTTATCAAGCAAGCGATAGAAGAATTTGATGAATTAGAAAAATCAGAACAGGAAGATTGATGCCAGGAGCAGCGAGAACAACAGATAGAACTACAGCACACAATCCCTGCGGACCTGGACAATGTTCTATTGGTTCTGAAAATGTGATTATTAATGGTAAGTTGGCTTTTAGAAAAGGTGACAGAGATACACCACACGGTGTGCCGCATTCTACACCAACCGGTATCATTTGTATACCACACACAACACCATTGGCAGCGGGTTCACCGAACGTGTATGTAAATGGTCGACCATTAGGAAGAATAAACGATTCATTTAGTTGCGGCATTCGTGTAGCAAGTGGATCGAGTAACGTAATAGCTAACGGATAAAAAGATGAGCGAAGCAGAGTTTGAAAGACTATACCAGGAGTTTATAAGAAAAGGAGGTGGTGCTTTAACATCAACCAACACTCCTACGTCTGACTCTGCGATACTTGAAAGTTTAGGCGAAGCAGTAAACACTCCAGTATCATATTATGATCAATCGAATAATATTGGTCTAGACCCATCTACGTTAGCTGACTTAAATGCAACTGAAGAGCAATTTAATAGACAAAAAGCTCTAGGTATAATTTCAAGTGAGATAGCATCAAATAATTTCAGTAATCCATACCTATCAGTTGCTTCTAACGGGATTGCTAACTATACAACATATTCTGCTCACCCAGGAGTGTCTGCTCTTAGTGATACTAATATTGTATTCAATTTATTGTCAGATACAAATTTAGGCGGAAGCAGTCTAACAAAAAGTACAATTTTAGCAGCAGTTCTTAGTAATACAGGTGTTAAATTTGATGATATTTTAAAAGGTGCCATAATTGGCGGTCTTGCTATTGATATGTTTAATAGTTTAAAATCCCATACTGAAAATCAAATACTAGATTTGCCACAAACATTAGAAGACGCAGACACACTAGCAGGTTTAAACGCACAGTTCGGGGAGCGTGATACTAGTTGTTCTCTTTTCAATGAACTAATGGGCATTATGTCAGGTGCATTTGATGGTGCATTTGATCTTCTTAATAATGCTGGGAATTCTATTATGAATATACTGGAAGGCACCGGGATTTTAGGTTTCTTTGATACAGTAAAAAATGGTTTATCGGGTATAATCAATGGTTTAGTTGGTGGTATATCAGATAACATTAGTAACATTATTAGTGGTTTGTCTAGTATTGTTAATAGCGCATTAGGTGGTCTAGGAGCAACACTAGGTACATTAGGCGGTTTAGCATCAGGTGCTCTTAATGCTATATCAAGTATAACTAACCAGATTGCTGGAGAAATCGCAGGTCTTTCTAATATGATGGATCAAATTACTAGTAAGCTAAAATCAATCGCAATGGCTGGTGCTATGTTAGATCCTTGTAAATTAGCAGTACTATTGAACACTGGCTCAGATGAACTAAAATCAGCGGCGAATTTACTTAATGCGCCGTTAGCAGTACCTACACCTAGATTTGTAATACCAACAGAAACAGATCCAAGAGCAAATAAAAATGCTGTGAATATGCGCATGGCAGAAGCAAAAGATAAAGCAAGTAAAAGTTCTGGTGTCCCACAGTCACCGTTTAGTTCACTAGCAGGTATATATCAACCTATAAATGCTTATCTATTTGACTTGTTTGATGATCTGTCTGGTATATTTACATCTAACTTTGAAACAGTTATCGGTTCAGATGGACAGACAAAAATAGTAGAAAAGCCAGTAACTGGAAGTAACTCTGTATCAGCTAATAATTCTATTATTGAAAGATTGAGACAAGATTTGCCTAGTAGATTAGAAGTTCCAGAGTTGGAATCACCTCCTAGCATTGATACTTTAAGTGGTCTTGATAGAGGTTCACTAAATCAAAATGCGTTAAGCGATTTAGCAGCATCGCTAAATGACGCAATGAATCCTGCTATTTCATCAGCGACACGTTTAGCAAAAATTATAGATACTGATTTAAGTATACCATCTTTTGATAACAAAGATAGGCAGTTAATTCCAATTACTGTAAATTCAGGAGCAGTTAAATCGTGGAGAAATGAAATATTCCCAAGAATGATGGAAATACGTTCAGACGCACAAGTTACATATAAAGAGATACAAAGATATTTGGATCAAGCAAAATTCCGTGATGAAAGTCAAAAAAGACAATCCAGAATTATTGAAGAAAATCTTATGAACCTAGAGCGTGAAGCTAGATCATTACGTAATCGTGTAGAAGAAATGAGATATACTACACCTGGTGGGGATTTGGATAGTGCTAAAGAACAAGAATTAAAAGTTTTATACAGAGATGATATATATCCAAAACAAGATAAGATATTAAAATCTTTAAGACTAAAAGTAGATAATGAGATTAGGTCTTGGAACTCAATTAAAGCACAAGCCATTTATAACGGCGAATGATAAATACTATAAATTAATTGGAGTTTTACCATGAAAGTCAATGATATTATAAGTCCACTGGAAGAGGGTCCAAACGATCCTCATATTTTCAAAGCAGTATTTATGGCAGGCGGACCTGGAAGTGGAAAATCATTTGTCGCATCTAAACTATTATCTGGTACAGGACTTAAAACTGTAAACAGCGATGATATATTTGAATATCTTATGAAAAAACAAGATATGCCATTAGATCCAGAAACCATTGGTAGTGATGCTGGACAAGCTACACGTAATCGTGCTAAAGAGTTAACAAAAGGTAAAGAGCATGTTTATATTGATGGTAGACTTGGAATGATCATTGACGGCACTGGCAAAGATGTTGCTAAAGTATCAAAAGCTAATGAAAAACTAAAAGCACTAGGTTATGATACAATGATGCTATTTGTAAACACAAGCGAAGAAGTAGCACAAGATAGAAATTTACAGCGCCCTAGAAGTATACCTTCTGAAATGGTTACTAAGATGTGGCGTACCGTACAAGATAATCTTATGAAATTTCAACAAATATTTGGCGCAGCTAACTTCCACGTTATAGATAACAGTGGCGGCTTAGAAGATCCTGAACGTGCTGAAAATTTCAAAAATGTTGAAAAGTCAATTGACAAATTTTTGGTTACACCCCCATCATCCCGTGCAGCTAAATCTTGGTTAGCAAATCCAAATTGGGGACAAGCGAAAACTTCAGACGTTAATAAAAAAGATGATAAAGAAGAGGAAAAGTCTTGACTTTGGGACCAGATCCTATTATTATCTAGTAGTATAAACACATTGAAGTGGAAGTAAGATTGAGCCAACAGATAATAGAAAATCTAAAACAATTTAGAAAAGAAATTGATTTAGAATTTATTAAAAATACGCATGTACATTATTGTACACCATGCTACGGTGGACAAATAACTGAACCATTTTTTCGCTCTTGGAGTAGAGCGCATATGATGTTCACAAAGTATCAAATCCCATATTCAGTAACAACATCAGCAAACGAGTCTCTTGTATCAAGGGCCCGCTGTCACATGGTTGCTTATATGATGGCAAATCCAAACGCAACGCATTTAATGTTTATTGACGCAGATATTAATTTTGATGCTTTAGATATTTTACATATGTTACAACATGATAAAGATATTATCGTGGGTGCATATCCTAAAAAAGATATAGGTTGGAAACATATCAAAAAAACAATAACAAACGATCCAGAAGTTGATACTGACATGTTAGCATCGCACGGTGCAAACTATGCTTTAAATTTCAAATTTATAGATAATGAAACAGATAAAGGTGTACAGTTTACAAATGGATTAGTAGAGTTAAAAGACGCAGCAACTGGATTTATGCTGATAAAACGTTCAGTAATTGAAAAAATGATTGAATCATATCCTGAGTTATACTTCAATAATGATTTACATTTAGATCCAGAATTTGAAAAATGGACTTATCTCTTTTTCGATACAATGCATGAGCCTGAAACAAAAAGATTTTTGTCAGAAGATTATGCGTTCTGTCGCCGCTGGCAGGCATTGGGCGGTGAGGTATGGTTAGATCCACTAGTTAACTTAGATCACGTGGGCCACTATATATTTAAAGGAAATGTTAAAAACATATTCGTAGAAAAATGATAAGTAATAGTATATAAAAAACGACGGAGAACTAGAGCAAAATGAGTGTTTTAAAAAAGTTTAACAAAATTTATGCTAGTAAAAAAGAAGATGAAATGTCACTGACAGACTATCTTGATCTTTGTAAAGAAGATAAATTAGCATACGCAACCGCTGCAGAAAGAATGCTAGATGCAATCGGTGAGCCGGAAGTTGTAGATACAAGTTCAGATCCTAGACTTAGTAGAATTTTTCTAAACAGAACAATTAAAGTATATCCTGCTTTCAAGGATTTCTATGGTATGGAAGAAGCAATTGAAAGATTAGTAGCATACTTCAGACATTCATCACAGGGACTAGAGGAAAAGAAACAAGTTCTTTATCTATTAGGACCAGTAGGTGGAGGTAAATCATCACTAGCAGAGCGACTAAAAGAACTTATGGAAAAGCATCCTATTTATGTTCTAAAAGCAGGTGATGAAATATCTCCAGTGTTTGAAACACCACTTGGATTATTTAATCCACAAGATTTCGGAAGTGACTTTGAAGAAAAATATGGTGTACCTTCTCGTTACTTGTCTGGTCTACTTTCTCCATGGGCAGTTAAAAGATTAGAAGAATTTGAAGGAGACCTTAGTAAGTTTTCTGTTGTAAAAATGTATCCTTCAAAACTAAAACAAATCGGTATTATGAAGACAGAACCTGGCGATGATAACAACCAAGATATTTCGTCACTAGTTGGTAAGACAGATATTCGTAAACTAGAATACTTCTCACAGAATGACCCAGACTCATATGCGTTTAGTGGCGGTCTATGTCGTGGTAACCAGGGTATGATGGAATTCGTGGAGATGTTTAAAGCTCCTATCAAAGTTCTACACCCACTGCTAACAGCGACACAAGAAGGTAACTATATGGGCACTGAGGGCATCTCAGCAATCCCATTTAACGGCGTAGTAGTTGCACACTCCAACGAAAGCGAATGGGAAGCATTCAGAAACAACAAGAACAACGAAGCGTTCTTGGATCGTGTTTACATCGTTAAAGTCCCTTACTGTCTACGTGTATCAGAAGAAACAGCAATCTATGACAAGATGCTTAAATCATCAGGTCTCGATGATAGTAAATGTGCAGCACATACACTTGATATGTTAGCACAGTTTTCAATTCTGTCACGTTTGAAAGAGCATGAAAATTCAACACTAGCAGCAAAGATGCGTATCTACGATGGTGAAAATCTACATGATGTAGATCCAAAAGCAAAGTCAATGCAAGAATATAAAGACAGTGCCGGCGTAGATGAAGGCATGTCAGGTATGTCAACACGTTTCGCATTTAAGATTTTGTCACAAACATTTAACTTTGATCCAAATGAAGTTGCTGCTGATCCAGTGCATTTGATGTATGTGCTAGAAACAGCTATCAAACGTGAACAGTTCCCAGAAGAACATGAACAAAAGCTACTTGGATTTATTAAGGATCATCTAGCAGTAAAGTATGCAGAACAAGTAGGTAATGAAATTCAAAAAGCATACCTAGAAAGCTATTCAGAATACGGACAAAATTTATTTGATAGATATATAGAATATGCGGATCATTGGATACAGAAAATTGACTTCAAAGACCCAGACACTGGAAATTTATTTGATAGAGATATTCTAAATGAAGAACTAGAAAAGATTGAAAAGCCAGCAAGTATCGCAAATCCTAAAGACTTCCGTAACGAAGTAGTCAATTGGGTTCTAAGAGCAAGAGCGAAGCACGAAGGCAACAACCCTCCTTGGACGGCATACGAAAAAATGAAAGAAGTTATCGAACATAAGATGTTCGCTGGCACAGAAGAACTACTACCAGTAATCTCATTCGGTAGTAAGAAGTCAAAAGACGACCAGCAGAAGCATGATGATTTCGTATCACGTATGACTGAAAAGGGTTACACAGAACGTCAAGTGAAACGATTAGTAGAATGGTATATGCGTGTCCAGAAGTCTAACTAGAGGACGATAACATGCCTAACAATACTATTATTGATAGACGCAAAAATCCAGGCGGTAAAAGTTCAAACAATCGTCAAAAGTTTCTGAAAAGAAACAAAGAACAAATACGCAAAAGTGTATACGATAGTCTTGGTAAAAGAAAAATATCAGGATCAGGCGATGAACATGGCGTTACGATACAACGTAAAGGTATAAATGAACCACAGTTTGGACATGATCCTCAGAGTGGTTCACGTGATATTGTACTTCCAGGAAATGAAGAATATACTGAAGGTGATCTACTTGAAAAACCAAAAGGCGGTGGTGGTGGAGTCGGACACGAAGGTTCTCCTGATGGTGAAGGAGAAGATGATTTTTCTTTTGCGTTAAGCAATGATGAATTTGTAAACATTTTGTTTGAAGATTTAGAACTGCCACACATGATACCAAAAGAAAATCGTGTAGTAAAGAAATGGGAAATAGCACGTTCTGGGTATACAAATGAAGGTAACCCTGCTCAACTCAATCTAGAAAAATCAATGGTAAATAGTATAGGTAGACGTATTGCATTACAAAAGCCTAAACTGAAAAAGATACGTGAACTTGAAGAAGAATTAGAAAACTGTAAAAATGAAAAACGTAGGCTTGAACTAGAAGAAGAAATACGTGTATTAAGAATTAGAGCAAGAGCAATTTCTTTTATTGATCCTGTAGATTTAAGATACAATAACTTTACTAAAATACCTAAACCTAGTTCACAGGCTGTTATATTCTTTGTAATGGATGTCTCTGCTAGTATGACAGAGTTTCATAAAGACTTAGCAAAGCGTTTCTTTATGCTTCTTAATTTGTTTGTATCCCGTAAGTACAAAACAGTAAAGTGTGTATTCATTAGACACCATACAAAAGCAAACGAAGTAGACGAAGAAGAATTTTTCTCTGGTAAAGATAATGGTGGTACTATTGTTAGTAGTGCGTTTGAATTAGCAAAAGAAATAATTAATGAAAGATATTCTCCTAGCGAATGGAATATATACTTCGCACAAGCAAGTGACGGCGATAATTGGTCTAGCGATAATACAGTTCTTAAAGATATTCTTAGAAAACATATATTACCAGTCACACAATTCTTTTCATATATCCAAGTTGGTGAACCTCGAGGTGTTGGGATGGGTGGATACTATACCGCAGTAGGTAATCTTATTTCAGAATATGAAGAATTAGAAAAAGATAATAATAATTTAATAGCTAAACAATTAGTAAATCGTAATGATGTATATCCAGTGTTCAGGGAAATATTTAAAAAGAGGGAAGAACAATGAGTAAATTACTCTATACAGGCTCCCATTGGGATTTTGACAAACTGTATTCTGTAATGGATGCGTGTGAAGAAATCGCAGTCAATGACATGGGGCTTGATTGTTTCCCTAATCAAATTGAAATCATCACAGTAGAACAAATGTTAGACGCATACAGTTCTGTTGGTATGCCACTAATGTATAACCATTGGAGCTTTGGTAAAAGTTTTATTAGTAACATGCATCAATATACAGCTGGACGTATGGGACTTGCTTATGAACTTGTTATTAATAGTAATCCATGCATTAACTATCTTATGGAAGAAAATTCTATGACTACACAAGCATTAGTTATAGCACATGCTGCGTTTGGTCATAATCACTTCTTTAAAAATAATTATTTGTTTAAGCAATGGACATCTCCTGACGCTATTGTAGATTATTTGCTATTCGCTAAAAATTACATAAGAAGCTGTGAAGAAAGATACGGCGTTGAGATTGTAGAAGAGACCCTTGATGCGTGTCATGCTATTCAGTATCAGAGCATCAACAAATATAAACGTCCGCCAAAGTTGAATGCTAAACGTGAAGCAGAAAAACAACGTGCCAGAAGTGAATATTTGCAATCACAAGTTAATGAACTTTGGAAAACATTACCGAAAACAAAGACAGATGGAGAAGATAAAAAATACATATGGCCTTCAGAACCAGAAGAAAACTTGTTATACTTCTTAGAAAAGCATTCTCCAGTATTACAACCATGGCAACGTGAAATATGTCGTATCGTAAGACGTATTGCGCAGTATTTCTATCCACAATATCAAACAAAAGTTATGAACGAAGGTTTTGCTTCATTTACACATCACTATATTTTTAATGAATTATATAATCAGGGTAAAGTAGATGATGGTGCAATGTTAGAGTTTTTTCAACTTCATAGTGCTGTGTTATATCAACCGAATTTCAATTCACAACACTATTCAGGGTTCAATCCATACGCACTGGGCTTTGCTATCCTTAAAGATGTACAGCGTATATGTGAAGAACCAGATAAAGAAGACGAAGAGTGGTTTCCAGATATAGTAGGTCAAAACTGGCGTGATGTGATTAAAGATATCGTTGCGAACTACCGTGACGAGTCTGCTATTCTACAGTTTTTAGGACCTAAAGTTATTCGTGATTGGAAACTATTTGTTCTACATGATGAAGAAAAGAATGACAATTATCAAGTAACCAGTATTCATAATGAACGTGGATATAAGCGTGTGCGTAAGGCACTATCGCAACAATACGTGACAGCGGCAATGATTCCTGATATTCAAGTAACAGAAGCGGATATCACAGAAAGCCGTGAACTTACTTTGACCCATTACTCGTTTAATGGTAAGAGGTTAGACAAAAAGAATGCTGAACAAGTATTAATACATGTTCAAAAATTATGGGGATATGACGTTAAGCTATACAGTAGTTACTTAGATACTAATATAGACGTATACGAATGTAAACGCAAAGAAGGCTATCAAGGTTAAATTATAGCTTTCTTACTTCCCATTACGCAACGACTGTACTTGCAACATACATGCTTTTGATTCTTCATATAGACCTTGGCGTGCTAATTCTGATGCAGCTCTTGCGTATCCTACTATTTCGCAGAATGTCCAAAGTGATTTACCAAACCCACGAAACGGATTTACGATTGTGTTCATTACTAATGTAGTCATTATACCCATCCTTTTAAGTTATCGTTTTCAAATACAAAAGTTTTATTTTCAACTTTAACTTTTGCTGGTTTTTTGTAAGAAGTGTGTGCAATATAATAGATATCACCACGTGCGATACCGATATCGTTAAGTTCTCTATTTGATAGTTTGCTTAATTCTTTGATTGTTTCTTTTACTTTTCTATTATAGTCTAAAGTATTTGAAACATTTTTGAAAAAAGCTACTGTATATAAGTATATTGTTTTCATTTTTGTTTTCCTTATGTGTATATGTGTACAATTATTTATAGTGTTATAGCACCATTTGGCGTTCGAGTCTAATCAATCTCGGTATGTGATAGGGTCATATCTCTTGGCATAGCAAAAAGTGCTTGTAATATTTTGTTAAATATGTTATATTGTTTTATAGGAGATAATAATGTCAGAAGTTTTTTGTCAACGATATAAATCAAATATGCCAGCTTTAGATAAACAACCATTTCCAGGTACAGAAGGTGTGAGAATTTTAGAAAACATTTCAGCGCAGGCGTGGAGTGAATGGTTAAATTTTCAAACAATGATCATAAATGAAAATAGACTAAATATGATGGACAAGTCTGCTAGGGAATATCTAGCAGAAGTACGTGAAAGATTTTTATTTGAAGACGATGATATTGGAATGCCAGATGATTTTACAGATCCTGATATTCCAAAACTAATTTAAGAAAGACCAAAATGCTTTTAAAAGGTAAAGTTCTTGTAACTGGTGGTTCTGGTTTTGTTGGACGTGAAGTAGTAAAACAACTATCTTTAAAAGGATATAGTGTTACTGTTTTAGATAGAGTACAAAAACCAGATGATTTTACTAATGTGAAGTATATACAAGGTGATATACAGAACGCAGCTAAATGTGTGGTAGCATGTGCTGGACAAGACTATGTAATTCATCTAGCAGCAAAGCCTCGTATACCAGAGAGTTTTATTAATCCCGATGACTATTTTGATGACAATGTAACAGGAACAAAGAATATTCTTACAGCAGCAAGTGCTGTAGGAGTAAGAAAGTTTATATACGGTAGTAGTTCAAGTATATATGGTAACAATCCAACGCCGCATAAACCTTTTCATAAACCAGACCCACTAAATTATTATGCCATGACTAAATTGTTTGGTGAACATTTGTGTAAACAATATAAAAATATGTTTAATTTAAATTATAATATATTACGTTTCTTTACAGTATACGGGGACGAACAACCAGACGATGATAACAAGGGACTTATGATTTCTAAATTTTATCGTTTAGCATCAGAGGGTAAACCACTTACAGTTCATGGAGACGGTACATTTAAGCGTGATTATATTCATGTAAGTGATGTAGCAGCAGCGTGTATAGCAAGCATGGAAAGTAAAGTAAAGAGTGAAGTTTTCAACGTTGGCACAGGGTCTAATATTTCAGTAAATGAAGTTATAGATATTTTAAAAGAGTTTTTCCCAGAACTTGAAATCGTTTATGAAGACAAACCAAAAGGTTACGCACCCGAAACATTAGCAGACATAGATAAAATTAAAAAACTTCTTAATTGGAAACCTACTATAAATATAGAAGAAGGTATAAGAAGTTTATATACAAAAAAATATAATCAATGAGACATCAATATTATCACAGTAGAAAAAAAGGCAAAGAAGAATTTGCCATGAAGGTTGCTATTGCAATTCTTTTGACATTTGTTGTTGTGGAATTAGCAGGAGCATACATCAGTAATTCGCTTGCCCTATTAAGTGATGCATTCCATCTATTAACAGATGCTATTGCTATGTTGATAGCAGTATTTGGTTTTTGGATAGGTAGGAAATTACCTACCGATACATACTCATATGGTTATATGAGAGCGGAAGTATTAGCAGCATTTTTAAATGCTCTTATGTGGTTTGGATTATTTTATTATATCATATATGAATCCATTCAAAGGTTAATCAATGTAGAAGTTGTTGACCCTATAACAATGCTTCCTATTGCTATTATTGGATTGATTGTGAATCTAGTGCTGTTTAAAGTTGTACATCATCACCATGATGGTGAAAATATAAACATGCGTGGAGTTATACTTCATATATTACTTGATATATTAGGAAGTATAGGAGCTATTATTGGCAGCGTAGTAATATATTTTACAGATTGGTATTATATTGATGCTATTATAAGTGTGCTACTAGCAGCATTAATATTAAAAAGTGGTTGGGAATTATTAAAAGACTGTGTTAGAATATTAATGACAGGTAAACCTGATAACATAGATATAGTTGAAATAACTAATGATATAATGAAAAACATCGATGATGTAAATAACGTACATCATATTCATATCTGGGAACTCGCTAGTGGTCAGGTAGCTGCTACAATGCATATTCAGATACTTGATGAAGGAGATTGTGATAAAACAATCTACAATACTAAAAAGTTATTAATAGAAAATTATGGCATTGGTCATACTACAATACAAGTAGAACATAACGAATGTCCAGACGAAGTATTATTTTATAGTAAATTTGAAGGAGAAAAGAAATGAATTGGTTTACTAAAAGAATGACAGAAAGAACAACTTGGGACGGTATCGTTCTAGTAGCGTCAGGTATCGCAATGATTGTAGCACCAGTAAATCTTATCGCATATGGTATGATTGCGTATGGTGCTTGGACTATCTGGAAGGCAGAATGAACTGGATACAGATTGACAAGATTATTTTAAATTTACTTGATGCGCATACAGATAGAGAAAAACTGTATGCTGATGTAAAAAAGCAATTTAAATGGAACGATAGTCAAACTAAAGTAGCCGTTGATCCTCTCATAGAAAGATCAAATTGGCATGAAAATTCTGTAAAAAAATCAACCAGAAAAAAGAAAAGTTAGCGTTCACAACTTATTAATTCTGTAAATATAGTTATGAAAAAAGCAACACCTGATGAAATTAAAGAAGCATACAGATATTTCTTTATGGTAAAGGGACATTTGGATTGCACAGAAAAAACAGCGTTGGCAAGTGCTGATGGCTATTTTAAAAGACTTTGGTATGATGGCTGCGCAGGCGCACCATTATATCTTTATGAAGAACAATTTGAAAAGGCATGGGCTGAAAAAAATGGCAAGCAAGAAGATTGAAACTCTCACAGAAGAGGACTGGACTTATGTAGAAACTTTATTGGGTAAAGAAGCTGCAAAACAAAGAGAATATGTTGAACAATTTAAATGTAAAAATAAGTATGTTCCTAAATCTCCACACATACCAAAGATAACAAAAATTATAGATGCGATTCGCAGTGAAAAAACTTATAAAAGAACACTAGATACCAAGTGGTAATACGTTAAAATGTCACAATAAATTCATGTAATTTTTACATAGCTGTTACATTACAATGATAATATTTTATTGACATTTAAATACTCCTATGCTACAGTATAGGGGTATTTTTCATGGAGAATCAAATGGCAATGAACACAGGTTTTATACCAGTATTTGAAGAAAAGTTTAAGAAACTTTTGAAGAAGATTGAAAAAGAATACGAAAAGCCTAAAGCTGAACGCAATAAAGACTTTTTAAAAGACACTAGTAGAGAAGCTAAAAGATTGCGTAAACTTCTTAAAGAATATAGAGAAGAAATGGGAACACAATGTTGTCCCCATTGCGGAGAAGCAATCTAAAAATAAATAATAGTATGAAACGTGCTATTCTACTTATAATATTACTAATAGGTTTCTCTATCTTCGGTGATAGAGTTAAAGAACCACAAATTATACTAAATGTGAATGGCGTAAGTAACGCCATTCCTCAAAGTGTTTACCAAGATTGCAGAGTTGAAATCGGTGAACCTGAAAACAAATATGTTAATGATTGGAACGCATTTTCTGCTTGCGTATCTCGTTATAGAATAGAAATTAATCAAAAAAAGATTGATGATTTGAGAGAGTTTTTAAAAGAAAATCCAAGATATAGATTTCCAGGACAAAGTTTAAATAAATGTTTTGGTAAAGCCCGTGAGCGTGGTATAGCAAACATGGTAAAACATGAGAACGGTACAATAATAGTTTATTATAAAAAAGAAATTGAACCGTGTATCATGTACAAAGATTCAGTACTTGACAACAACTAATTATTATGTTATAAATAAACTGTTAGCGTTGAAGCAACGTGGACACATACTGGACTGCGGGGCGGTACCGCACTGCTCCACCATAAGCACATTTAGACAAGTGTGTTTTTTATGGGGCAGAAATAGGATCGACAGGTGTGAAAGTGAAGTGGAGTTAACCGGGTAACAGCGTAATAGGTTAAACTTTATAACTGCAAACACAAACGCAGCGCCAGCAATGGCAATCGCAGCCTGATTTAGGTATGCGGGGTATGGGTTCCACCTAGCAACAGAACGGGCCTGCTACATTATAACGCAGTACACTACCATTGATTTTATACAAAATCACACTAAATATTTACTACTATGGAACAAAGAAAATGAAGTGGCTAATAGTTTTTTATATGTCAATCGCAGGACCATTTGATATTCCGTATTTAGAATTTGAAACACGAAATGAATGTGTAGATTATGTAAATGATCCAAGTAATGCTAGTAGACTTGCTATAGAAGTTATTGATATAGCTGGATTCAATGACACTATATTATCTATAGCATGTTTACCTGAAAATGAAGTGAGAGAGAATGTAGATGAAACCGAATCTAAAGTTTGAACTAAGTGTAAAAGATATTAAAATTATTGAGGAAGCGTTGAATAATAAAGTTAACCGAAGAAGTCAACGTATACTTGATGGCGAAGATCCTGAAATACTAATGACTGAAGCGGCAGAAATTAGGGATTTACTAGGTCGTATACACAATCAAAAGAATTGGTATCGACCTAACAAGGGAGTTTATGTCGGAGGATAGGTGTTGTATATATACAACATTTGTGACAAAATAATAATTAGTACTTGAATATATACGTATTTTATATTATATTATGATAAGTACTTTGGGCGGTCAACGAACAGTTGACTGCTTTTTCATGTAAAAAAGGAAAAATATAAATGAAAAAACTACTAACTACTGTAGCTGTATCTTTTTTGGCTACATCTGCAATGGCAGAAGATGGACTATCATTCGGTGGCGAAATTAACGCCGAAGCAAATCTAACAACTGAAGTTGAAACAATTACATTAACACCAGAAATGGTATACGGTATCTCAGGTTTTGATCTAACAGCATCAACAGACCTAGCTATCTACAAAGATGAAGTTGTTATCGGTGATACACTAGATGTACTACCAACAATCGATTTTTCAGTTGACTATGACCTTGATGACCGTACAGAGCTAACACTAGGCACATCATATAACTTAGAAACAGAAAAGCGTGGCGACATTGTTGTTGGCGTAACATTCTCATTCTAATATAATAATAAAAAATAAATTTAACTTAGGGAGCGAATTATCGCTCCCTCTTTTTTTGTCTATTGACAAAGTTTTGCTTGACATACGAATCAGTATATGATAATATGAAGTGTTGTATACAAATACATACAACCATTGTGTATGAATAAATTTACATAATGTAGCCAACAAAAGGAGTAAAACAATGGAAATTATGGCGAAAGTACGTGAGTGGGCAAAAGGTCTAGCTGACGTAGGTATTTCAATTGCGGCATTGATGATTGTCGTAGAAGTACTGGGACTAGGTAATATCCCATTCTTCCCAGAGACAAGTATCATCGCAAATGTTTCAGCAATGCTAGGCACACTAGGCGCTGAAGGTTTGATGGGCTTGTTAGCTATCTGGGTTCTATACCAAATTTGGGATAGACGCTAATCCATACCATTGGATTATTTTTAAGAAGACTAATATGGCGGCATGATTTTGCTCGCCATATTTTTTCACTTGACAACCGGTATTAACTTATGATATAAATAAGTATTACACACATACACAAGGAGATTAAAAATGCAAGATTGGAGTAATCCTACAAAAATGATGGAACAAATGTCTGAGTTTATGAAAGCAAGCGTTCCACATGTTAAAGCAAATAAAAACGGTTATGAAATTCGTACAAAAGTTTTAGAAATGGCACAAAGTCAAGTATGGCAAGATTTTCATGCTAAATGGGGCCAGTTCGAAACTAACGTCACAAAAGATGGCGACGAAGTTGTAACTGAAGTTAGAATGCCAGAAGTACCTGGCGCTGATGCTGTATTAGAAGCAGCAGAAAAATTTTATAATTTCGTAAATAAAGCAAAATGAAAATACTGATATTCGGACTTCCCGGCAGTGGCAAAACATGGTTAGCAGAAAGATTACAAAAGAATCTTGACTGTGCTTGGTATAATGCCGATGAAGTTCGAAAATGGGCAAATGATTGGCAGTTTGACGAAGACGCAAGAATTCGTCAGGCTCGCCGAATGAGATCACTTGCTGATTTTGAAAAAGGGTGTGGGCGTACAGTTATTTGTGACTTTGTTTGCCCCACCGAACTAACACGTTATATATTTGAGGCAGACTTTACAGTATGGATGGATACTATTAAAGAAGGACGTTTTGAAGATACAAATAAGATATTTGAAAATCCAAACTTAGAAAAGGTGGATTTTCATGTGTCAGAATGGTTTGATAATACACAAGACACATTATCATACGCAGTACACAGACATATAGAATTGAAGAAAAATGGACTTTACATTTGATTGGAAAAAACCAACAGTACAGATGCTAGGCAGGTGGCAACCATGGCATGATGGTCATACTGCACTATTTAAAAAAGCAATAGAAAAGACTGGACAAGTGATAATTATGTGTAGGGATGTTCAAGGCTGTGATGCTGGTATGGGTAATAGTGATAATCCATGGGACTATTATGACGTAAGAAAAAACATAGTAGAAGGTTTAACCAAACATGGTTATAGAGTACACCATGATTTTGAAGTCGCCAAAGTACCAAATATTATTGATATTAGTTATGGCCGGACAGTTGGATATACTTTTACAGAGCATGATTTAGGTGAAGACATACATAATATTTCAGCGACAAAAATAAGAAAAAAGATGCGTGAGGATGGAGAGCTTGACTGAATATCCGGAAACTATCATTTATACTGATAAAGAAAGAATAGGTTGTTCTGGTGAGAACAATGATCACCCATTAGTATATTATAATGTACCAAGAAAAGGTTTTATAAAATGTGGGTATTGTGATATAAAGTTTACAAGAGAGAAGAATGACAACATTTAGAAAACTAAAAGACGGTACTAATGTTTATGAACTAGATACCGCGGCTGAACTAATTGTAAAAACTAAAGCGCCAATGAAATGGTTGTTAGTCGATAGAGAAACAGGTGAAATGTATATCGGAGCACAACCAAAAGAAGGTGAAAAACATTGGCATAAAATACCAGAATCAGAAGTACACAAATATACAATAGAAAAAGAAGAGGAAACAGAATGACTTATGTTGTGACACAAGATTGTATTAAATGTAAATATACAGATTGTGTAGAAGTATGTCCAGTAGACTGCTTTTATGAAGGAGAAGATATGTTAGTAATCAATCCAGATGAATGTATTGATTGTGGCGTATGTGAACCTGAATGTCCAGCAGAAGCAATTATTCCAGATACACACCCTGACTTTACACAAAGACTTTTTGATATCAATAAAAAATGGTCACAAGAATGGGAAGTTATCGTAGAGAAAAAAGATCCACTACCAAATGCTGATGATTTAAATCCAGCAAAAGGTTATGATGAAAGTAAAGAAAATTTATTAGATAATTACGATTAAGGCTTGACGAATCAGTTTTGATTTGCTATATTAAGAACATAACAAAGACGACGGTCTTTAGTTAGATAGTGCAAGGAAACGATGCTTCACATAGGCATTAACTTGACTAGTAGCTGTAGTGGCACAGCATGAGCCTGGAGACAGGAAGATGCGGGTTCGAGGGTAACTCTTTGATGCTAGGTTTCGCTGGATATGTAGACAGGATATGTCAAGGCGATTGTGGGTAATCCTTAGTCCCACCTATCACTATATATAAAAGATACTAGTTGATAAACTCTGCTTTTCATTTTATCAACATATATAATAAAGCACATTTTATAACAAGAGGCCCTCACTGTACCTTTCCAGTGGGGGTTTCTTTTTTGATAAATACATTTATGCGTTATTCAGAATTAAATGAAGGTCCATTACAGAGACCAAACTTACTTAAAAATCCAGCAAGGCTACAGGCTTTGATTAAGAAGATTGAAACTGGTTCACCTTTCGTATTGAGAGGCGAAGAAATGCCTACTGTTAAGATTAAGCGTGATCCTGAACTAATCGCAGACCTGAAAAAAGGTAACATTCCTGATAGTTTCCCATTAGAAGATGGTAGAACTGTGAGACTAACTGGTCTAGAAAAGACTAGTGAGTTTGGCGGTAAAGGTGGCTTCTCAACACGTGATGAAGACGCAGCACTAACACAAATCAACGAAATGCTAGAACAAATGAAACAGGGCAAAGCAGAAGTCAATCTTGTAATTGGCGATAAGACTGTTCCTGTTGCTAAGTTTGTTTCTACACCGGGTACTCCTAAATCAGACTTTCATGCTGTTGACGCAAGTGGTAACGAAGTTGCTTGGATCTCACACAAGAAAGGCTCACGTGCTAAAGACTTTGGTCAATGGGGCGGCATGAGTGACCGTGAAATGAAAGCAGTGTATCAGAACATGCCAGAAGCAAAAGAAGAAATTTTACAGTTTGCTAAAGATGTTATTGCTATTACCAACGGTGAAATTCCAAGAGCAACAACATATGCACGTAAGATTCAGAACGGCAAACTACGTGGTATTTCTATCTACGGCAATGGATTCGGTGGTGAACGTGGACAACAGAACGTTGACTTAATTCTTCAAGGTGAACCACAGTTCAAAGGCAACAAACTAGTTGCTACAGGCTCAGCACATACAAATGGTGAGCGTTTAGAAGATGAATTTGAGCCAGTTCTAATGGCTATGTATAAAGGCGACCGTGACAACTTTGGTGTTAAAGGCGCACGTTTCTCAATCTATCCAGCGGGCGGTAGAAAAATCACTAAGTGGATTTAATTCAAAATAATACTTGACATATCTAGCGAATCACATTATATTATAATAGTAATCAGTGAGAGGAATAGATATGTTCGCAGTTGTAGATTTTGATCGTAAAGAAACACACTTCTTCACAGACTTTCAAGAAGCATCAGACTTCATTACACAATATCCTGTACAAGAAACAGTTGTCGTTGTTGACTTGTCTGAAGGTGAAGCTGTTTGTGAACAGCTTTAATTAAAAACTTGACAAATCAGCGAATCATGCTATATTAATAGTATAGTTAAGAGAAAGGTACTAGACATGGAAAACGTTCAATATGATGCTGAGACACTTGCGTTCTTTGAATTGTGTGATCACTATACAGCACTACAGAATGAACTAGGGTTTCAATCAATCTGGTCAATGACAGAATTTGGAAAGAAAGGTCTAGACTTTAAAATTTTCACTGACAAAGTTCGTAAAGTTACTTACGAATATGTTCGGGATGATGCTACACAAGAAGAATTATTGCTTGACATGAAAGATGGTGGCAAGCGTAGCATGTCTCAAGTAAGCATGACTGCAATTGACGGTACAATCAAGTCTCTTTGGTTTGCCGCTGAGTCATGTATCAAACAATCAGGCACCCATCATCGTTTCATTGAAGACTTTGAATTCGGTGAAGATGGTACGCTTGAACTAATCACTGGCTCATAAAGGAGATTAATATGAAAAAGCTAGTAACATTTGCTGCAATTTTATCAATGTTTGGGTCAGTTGCGTTCGCCAACGGCCGAATACAGGCAACTGTAGTTGATATGCGAGAAAGTTATAAAGAAGTAATTAAAGAAGTGCCTCAACAATCTTGTCGTACTGTTGAAGTTCCAGTATATAAAGAAGTCACTACGGGCAACGGTGCAAACGGAGGTGACGTTCTTGCCGGTATGATTATTGGCGGTTTACTTGGTAAAGGCGCTTCAGGTAATGATAAAGGTGCTGCAGCAGGTGCGGTAATCGGCGGAATGGTAGCCGCTGATAAGAAGCAAAAGAAAGAAACTGTAATTGTCGGTTATAAACAGCAACAACAATGTTCAACAGAATATGTGCGCCAAGTTGTGTCTGTGCGTGGTGATAATGTAGTCACTGTAGAGATTGAAGGTGGTCAACGTTTTCAATTCAATACTAAACAGTGGTACAAACGTGGTACTGTTGTCTTTCTAAACGTTAGTATGTAAACAACATACACAAAAATGCTCTCCCTACTGATAAATACGTATGAGAGGTCCGTAAAAGTAGGGAGATTATAATGATATTTCCAATTATCACCTTTCTGGTAGCGATTTCTATAGCAGCAATCGCTGGATGGTTTTCAATCGCTGGTCTTATGGCGATTTTTGCCGCCTCCGCTATACCAGTAGCTATAATGGCAGGCTCACTTGAAGTAGGTAAATTAGTAGCAGCTTCATGGGTCTACCGTAATTGGAAGAGGGCACCATTTCTTCTGAAATCATATCTAACAATAGCAGTTATTGTTCTTATGTTTATTACATCTATGGGTATCTTTGGATTTTTATCCAGGGCGCACTTAGAACAAGCAGCAGAAGGACAACAATACACGGCTCGTGCTGAAAGAATAGCTAATGATATAATTCGTAATGAAGAAATAATTAATCGAACTGAAATCAAAATCGAAAAGTTGGAAAATGAAACAGCAGATGATACATCTGACATTCAATCACAACTTGACGCAGAACAAACTCGTATGAATCAAGCATACGACAGAGTACAACCTGCAATCGATGAACAGATGTCAATCATTGAAAGTGAACAAAATGGGCAAGAAGAACAAGTTAAATCTTATCTTGACCAAATATCACGTATCGATGAAACCCTAACAAAATTACAGACATATGTTGAAAATGAAGAAATAAGAAAACTTCAAGGTTTAGTTGGTTCAAAACAAGATGGTAGATACGGTGCAAAAACTGCAGCCAAAGTAGAAGCATTTAGATTATCACTACAACAAGAAAAAGCAGGTCTTGTTCAAATTGTAGAAGATATTCGTGGTTCTGTTGATAGCGCAGCAATTAACCAAGCACGTGAAGAAATAAAAAGATTGCGTTCTATAGCAGAACGTGATGTTCAAAATTCACAAGCAACTATCGACAGACTAAGAGCGCAGCTAAATTCGGTTTCAGAAATAGATAACAGTGTAGAGATTGAACAACTTATTGAAAAGGTTAGAACAGTTGAAATTACTAATGAAGAACTACGTGATGAAAAGTTTGAATTAGAAACAGAAGTTCGTAAACTAGAAGCAGAAGTTGGTCCAATTAAATATATCGCAGAAGTTGTATATGGTAATGCAGAACGTGATACTGTAGATGATGCGGTACGTTGGTTAATCATTGTGTTTATTTTTGTGTTCGACCCACTTGCTGTTCTATTATTGATAGCAGCCAATTATAGCTTCATCAATCGTCATAATAATGATGGTAGACAAGAAGAAATATTTGACGCACTTTTTTCAAAAAAAGAGAAAAAAACGCTTGACAAATCGACCTCTTTAAGCGATAATATCTCTGAAGCTGAAAAACAGCGTAAGATAAATACTGAGTTGGTTAAACGTTCAGGTTGGTTAGACGACTTGAAAAAATAAGAGTAGGTGACACGTGACTGATAAAACAGAATATACATGTTCTTTTTGTGGCAAGCAAAAAGAAGAAGTTAAAACTTTAATCGCAGGACCAAATCAATACATTTGTAATGAGTGTGTAGATTTATGTTATGAGATTATACATGAAACACGTGTCACCAAAGACAAAACCGAAAAGCTAGAAGAACTTCCAAGTCCAGAAGAGATTAAAGAATTCCTAGACGAACATATTATTGGTCAAGATGAAGCCAAAGAAGTTCTAAGTGTAGCAGTTTATAATCATTACAAAAGAATTAATTCAGATACCAAAGATGGTATAGAACTAGATAAATCAAATGTCATGGTTCTTGGGCCAAGTGGAACTGGTAAAACATTATTAGCAAAAACAATTTCAAAGTTTTTAGAAGTACCATTCGCACAGATTGATGCGACATCACTAACAGAGAGCGGTTATGTAGGTGACGATGTTGAGAACGTAGTTCAGCGTTTGTTAATGGCAGCAGACTTTGATGTAGCAAAAGCAGAACACGGTATTATATATATTGATGAAATCGATAAAAAAGCCAAGAAAGGTGAAAACGTATCTATCACAAAAGATGTAAGTGGCGAGGGTGTACAACAAGCACTACTGAAAATTGTAGAAGGTACAACTGTTCGTGTCCCACCAGGCGGAGGACGTAAACATCCCGGACAAGATATGGTGGAAGTAGATACAAGTAAAATACTGTTTATTGTTGGCGGTGCGTTTGTTGGTATTGAAAAGATAATCGAACGCCGTGTTAATACCAATTCTAGTATTGGATTTAATGCAACTGTTTTAGACAAATCTAATTCAAAGATAAATATACGTGAAACAGTTCAAGCACAAGATGTTATTAAATATGGTGTTATCCCAGAGTTTACTGGTAGATTTCCAATATTAGTAGGATTAGATCCGTTGAATGAAGAGCAATTAGTACAAGTTTTAACAGAGCCAAAGAATAGTATTGTCGCTCAGTTTAAAAAACTATTTTCATTGGACGGAGTTGAATTAGAATTTAAAGATTCTGCTTTACAAGAAATAGCAAAGCAGGCGTCAGAAGATAAAACCGGTGCCCGTGGTTTAAGGAGTTCTATTGAAAAGTCTCTTCTTAAATTACAATTCAGATTACCTAGTTTAGCGAAACGAGGACTTAAATCTGTAATTATTAATGGTGATTTTATCAAAGACGGTACTGATCCAATCTTAGTGTTTGACGATAAAACAAAGGTAAGTCAAAAAACATAAATGAAAAACAAATCTAACATTATATCTAATAACGATATAGATTCAAATAAGTTGCGAGTCATAGATAGTGACGGCGAACAATTAGGAGTAATGTCTAAATTTCAAGCATTAGATAAAGCTGAATCACAAGAATTAGATTTAGTATTAATAGTTCCTGATGCAGAACCTCCTGTAGCTAAAATTATAAGTTTAAATAAATATAACTACGAACTTAAAAAGCGTGAAAAGTTACAAGCAAAAAATGCAAGAGCAAACGCTATTGAGATTAAGGAAGTCAAGTTTAGACCTGGTATAGGAGAGCATGACTTACAAATAAAAATGCGTAGAGCGCAACAATTTTTAGATAAAGGTGCTAAGGTAAAAATTACAATTCAAATGCGTGGCAGAGAAATGTCTAAAGCATCTGACGTATTAGAATATTTTAAATCAGCGATAGAGAATGATTTAGAAAACTATAAATATGAACAACCGCTTAAACAAAACGGTAATAGAATTACAGGTTTGATAAACAAAAATGAGTAAAAGACATTATATAAAAGGAAACGACACAGACAGATATACCAAGTCTGGTACAACCGTAGAAGTTAAGAATGGAAACTTTGAACGTGCATTAAGAAAATTTAAAAAAAAATGCACAGAAGATGGAATTATCCAAGAAGTTAGAACACGTAGAGAATATGTGAAACCAAGTGAAATTAAACGTAAAGCTAAAGATGCAGGACGCAAGCGTTGGTTAAAGAAAAAGCGTCAAATAGATTGGCAATGATAGACTTAGACGAACTTGATTTAAGGACATTACAAAAAGAAGCAACCCGTGCGTTATTGACAATGGACGGTAGTAGTAATGGCATTTGGCGATTTAATAAAGTAGCACACCATAATAGTCAATTATGGTATAAAGCAGTAATACAACATTACATTGATGAACATGGTGATTTACCTTGTAATATTGGTCCTGCAAAAGAAATTAAACTTTTTTCAGAAAAAATAGGTGTATAACACTTGACATTTGGAATAAAATGACTAAATATAATTGTAGGGTAAAAAGTTTACCTTACTTGGGTCGCCAGAAGGGACCCAACATATCTTGCTTATTAAAGGAGAAACAAAATGACAAGAATTTCAACACTAAACCTTCCTGATTTCCACCGCTCAGTATTGGGCTTTGATCGTTTGATGAACGATTTCAACAGACTAGATAATTCAGGATACCCCCCTTATAATGTAGAAACAATCGGTGATAATGAATATCAAATCACCTTAGCCTTGGCCGGCTTTAAACGCAGTGATATTGAAATTACTGTGAAAGAGGGAATGCTAACAATTGAAGGCAATAAGCCAGACATTGAAGAAGAGGATCGTACATATCTACATAAAGGTATTGCGAACCGTTCTTTTTCCCGTCAATGGAAACTTGCTGACCATGTAGAAGTAGAAAAGGCAATCATGGAAGATGGTCTTTTATATGTTCTACTAGAAAGAAAAGTTCCAGAAGAAAAGAAAGCAAAACGTATTGAAATAAAATAAGTTTTATGCTATACTTTAAGAGAGGTGAATTCACCTCTCTTTTTTGATAAATATTTTACCAACCAAAAAAATGAGATAACAATGATAGCGAATGAAGACACAAAAGTAAAGTCAACTGAGGAGATAGACTTGAATTTAGAAAAACCAAAACGTTATTATGTAGTGATGCATAATGATGAAACAACTCCATTCGATTTTGTTATTGAAGTTTTAATACAGCTATTCCATCACACACAACAAACTGCAATTGATATGGCACAAAAGATACATAATGAGGGGCAAGGTATTGTCGGTATGTATTATATGGAAATCGCAGAACAAAAAGTAGAAGAAGTAACAAGAGCAAGCCGTGCCAATTCATTTACCTTGGCTTGTTCAATTGAACCAGCAGAGTAATGGTTTATTCTATAAGGATACTGCAGTATAACTGTGACAACTTGCGATGGGGTTGGAACTACTTAGAAAAAGTTATTAAAAGTGCTGATATAGTTTTACTACAGAGATTTCCAAAAGACAAAAAATCAGATTTAGAAAGAGAATTAGGCGGCCGCTCATTTATGGTAGAGTCAACTCCGGGTGTAGGGGAACTATGTGTTGGTATAGGAAAAAGTAATTCTGCACCAACATTTAGTAATACTGAAAGTATAACAATGCCTTCTGTGCATCATGTTATAGTTGCAGATGATTCATTTCAGGGATGTACTGCTTTAAAAACAGTTGTTAATGGTATTAATTTAGTTTCAATGTTACCATGTTATCAACAACAATACGGTGAATATCCAATATTAGAACTAGAAAGAATGGGTGATATTGAGTATGTTCTATCGCAGTTCAAAGACACTCCTACTATTATCGCAGGTGACTTTCATAAACATCCAGACTGTGATAGAACTAACAAAATAATAGAAAAATACGGTTTTAAATCTCATTTAGATGAATATAATACTTGGCATATGCCGGGCGAAGAACCAAGCAATTTAGATAAAATGATAAGTAACTTTGAACTTGACATTTCAGATGTAATCGTGTATGATGAAGGAATACGAACAAAAAATATTCAAGGTCATATAGCAATAGGCTATACAGTATCATTTGATAAAATTGAGGATTAGAAATAAATGACAGTAGGAATTATTTCTGCTATACCAGAAGAGTATTCAAAAATACAATGGGATGAAACACCAAAAGAACAAACTATTATGGATAAAACATTTCAGTTTGGTTCCATTAATGGTGTCAATGTTATAGCAGCAGAATGTGGAATTGGCAAAGTAAATGCCGCAGTTACAACTACGTTACTTTTAGCACACTACGGTTGTAGTAGTATAGTTTTTAGTGGAGTTGCGGGAGGATTAAATCCAGAATATAAAATCGGAGACATAATTATCGGTGAAGAACTGATACAACATGACTACGGTGCGATTGTAACAGGTGAACTTATATCTTCTCTTCCTGGTTCTTTCCCAGCATTAGAAGGTAGTAAGACTGAAGTATCATATGTTATGTCTGAAGATATGAAAACATTATTAGATGCATCTATTGGAAAAGTTGTTAAATTCGGAAAGATATTAACTGGTGATACTTATCTAGCATGCAGTGAAACACGTAAAATGTTCCATAAACAATTTGATGCCGATGCGATTGAAATGGAAGGTGCAGCAATTGCGCAAGTTTGCTGTCAATGGCATAAACCGTTTGTTGTAGTAAGAGTGCTAAGTGATTTAGCAGGTGATGATTCTCATGTTGATTTTGATGATTTTGTAGATGAAAGTTCAAGCAAAGCAGCAAAGATAGTTAAAAAACTATTACCATTAATGGACACATGGGATGATTGAAAAGTTTGAAGATACTCCGTTTGAAAAAAGCCAACAAGATGTTATAAATGATGACTTTTATTACAAGGTTTATAAAGACAAATGGCCAGTATGTGAAGGACATTTATTATTTGTACCAAAAAGAAACAATGTAGAATTTATAACACTAGCACTTGAAGCAACAATCACTTATGGTAACAATTTGCGTGAACAAGGGGAAATAGATGGGTATCATTTCGGAATGAATATGGGAGAATATGCAGGACAGACTGTTATGTGGCCACATATTCATTTTATACCAAGGCATAAAGGTGATATAGAAGGATTTCCCGGAAGTGTGCGATTGGCACACAGAGGAGGTATGAATGCTTCATATTATATGAATCATCCCGAACATAAAGAAGAATATAGAAAACAGCATAAAGAATTAGTAGAAAAGAGGAAAGATAATGACATTTGAATTAAATTCTGCCGTAGTAGTTTTGTATGACACAAAAGAGTTTAAATCACTAGATAAAAAAACATCAGGACAATTATCAAGTGTTTGCGATTATAAAGAATTTAAGGATAAAGATACTGCTGAAGTAGTAGTTTCATTTCCATCAAAGTTGAATGTAGATGCAATTGTAGTTGTAAAAACAAACGCTGAGACAGAACAAGATTGGCGTGACTTCGGCGGCAGTTGGGTTAAGAAATACTCAGGTTCTGTAAGAAACATTTATTTTGAAATCAATAATGATTTTAATGACAGTATTTACGAAGGAGCTATGTTAGCAACTTATAAATTCTCAAAATACAAATCAGATAGTAAAGATGAAGAACTTAATATTCATATTGATTGTGATAAAGATAGTTCTATTCATAACAGTGTTTTTGTTGCCCGTGATTTAATTACTGAACCTGGTAACGTTTTATATCCTGCTACATACGCACAACGCATTGATGAATTATTAACACCATTGGGTGTAAATGTTCGTATCTTCCATCAATCTCAACTAGAAACAATGGGGTTTGATTTATTATTAAGTGTAGGACAAGGTTCAGTTAAAGACTCTTATGTAGTCGTAATGGAATGGGAGGGACCTATTCCATTCCATAAAAATTTAGATTGGAAAGACCAACCTGTAACTAGACCATTGGCATTAGTTGGTAAAGGCGTAACATTTGATACAGGTGGCATTTCTATTAAACCTAGTGCTGGAATGGGTGATATGAAATACGACATGGGCGGATCTGGTGCAGTTGTAGGTGCAATGCATGCTATTGCTTCACAGAGATTGGATCGTCATGTTGTTGGTATTGTGGGTCTAGTAGAAAACATGCCAGACGGTAACTCTATCAAACCGGGTGATGTGGTAACTTCACTAAGCGGTAAGACCGTAGAAAACTTAAATACTGATGCTGAAGGTAGATTAGTTCTAGCAGATATTCTACACTTTGTACAACAAGAGTACAACCCGGATCGTATCATTGATTTAGCAACACTAACAGGTGCTATAGTTATTTCACTAGGTGAAGAAGCAGCAGGTCTATTTACAAACTCAGCAGAATGGGGACAAGAAATATTAGACGCTGGTAGTAATTCGGGTGAAGGTTTCTGGCGTATGCCGATGGGAAAAAACTGGAATAAGATGTTAGACAGTGATATCGCTGATGTTAAAAATATAGGTGGCGGTCGTAACGGAGGTTCGACTACAGCAGCAGAATTTTTATATCGTTTTGTTGATAGTGACCGTGCTTGGGCGCACTTGGATATTGCTGGTGTATGCTGGGATAACAGTGGTAAACCTACTGTTCCAAAAGGTGCAGTTGGGTTTGGGGTAAGGACATTATTTAATGTTGCAGCAGCAGAAGTCAAAGAACATTTAGAAATAGATGAAGATATGAAATATTAAATCAAAGCGGGCTTTAGGCTCGCTTTTTTATTCGTATTTAATAAATACTCATGGTGAGGAGACGACCATGAGTTTTTTAATTAGATACGTTATTAAATGGATCATCCAGGGCTGGATTTTATCAAAAATAGCTAAAGTTATCAGAAGATGGCTAGTTAAAAAATATGCTTTAGAATATAGTTTCAATCAGAACTTTACGAAATCACATGAAGTTGATTGGGAAAATTTAAGATGGTTTGCTGTATTAGCAAGTTATGCTTACAAAAAAGATAATGACGTTATAAGAGAAAAATATAAAAACTTTGAAGTGTATGTTAATACAATCGATGAAATAAAATATATTATTTTACTCGACAAAGATAAAAGAGAACAATATGTATCTATACGTGGAACCAGCAATTCACACAACGCCCTACAAGATATAAAATTTTTTAAAGATAAAAGTTTTCGTCTAGGTATTGAACTTCATACTGGTTTTCATAGAACAGCAGAAATGATTGCTGATGATTTACTTACAAGACTAGACAAAACGTGGACTACATATGTGACTGGACACTCATTAGGTGGTGCAGAAGCAATTATCGTTGCTTGGTACTTAGACTATAGTGGACACAATGTATCAGAATGTATCACATTCGGTCAACCTAAAGTTACCGACTCTCATGGTATCAGAAAGATGCGTGGTAAGATTAAAATCACAAGAGTAGTAAATGAAACTGATGTAGTTCCATTGGTACCGCCAGCTGGAACTCATATGAATAGATATGCTCATCTAGGTGAAATGATTAAACTACTTGATTATGGTAAGTATTGCTTTGTTGAAGAGCCGGACAGTTTAAACTTTGGCGTGAACAGTTTTTGGTTATGGTCTGCTAGGGAAAGTTTCTCATTTTATGAAATGGGTAAAGAGCTACCAGATCATTATATGACAAGTTATATAGAAAATATAGATAAGATTATAGAAGACGGCAGCGAAGTACTTTGGAAGGATAGATTAAAATATATAGAGGATCATGGAATATATGGAGAGTTCCATAAAGATGTAAATAAATTAAAAGAAAAAATTAAAAGGGGGGATTAATGTTTTCTTTTGACATAGATAACATAACAAAAGGTATTGGAGTTGTAACTGCTACACTAGCAATGCTAGGCGGCGGATATACATTCTGGGACAAAGTATCAAGTAAGGATATTCTTACTTGGGCTCCAGAACATTTTAGAATATCTGATGCACCAGTAAACGGTGAGTTCAAAGCAGTAGTTGCGAGAGAAAAACATAGAGATGATTGTAAGGTTGAAAATTTTACCCTAGAAGTAAGAGATGTAGATTATATAGTACACCCTGCTCATCCAAGTTTAACAAAATTTTCAGGTCCTGCAAGTGACAAAATAGATAAGTTTGGGTTTTCTTTTGTGATTTCAGGAAATCACTTGGACCATATTACACCTGGAGAAGCTACACTTTTAGCACAGATACATTATATATGTCCTGAAGGAGATGTATTTGTACATTATCCTGAACACGAAAACTTAAAGTTTCAAATTACAGAATTTGATGACAGTATAGAAGATCCAAGAGAAAAAAGTCATCACATGGATCATTAAGAAGAGGATTAATAAATGATTAAAAACTTTAAAGATATTGTAATATTAATGATTACAACTGGTGTGTTAATATTACTAGGTGTAATTATTATAGGTGATTACATAGTAGCACTAGAAGAGAACAGACCGGTAGACGAGAGTGTTATTACTCTAATGAAAATGTCAGTAACTGGTCTTATTGGAGTTATTGGCGGATATATAGGTGGAAGCAAATGAACAATAAATTTAGCATAGGTGTTGTAATCGCAATCGTATTACAAGTATCAGCATTTGTATGGTGGACAGCACAGCAAGCACAGACTATTACTCAGTTAGAGACGGCAATGGCTGAACTAACAGCAAAGACAGAACAAGAAAAACAATTCAACCTACAGCGTGACGTAGCAGACTTGAAAGCAATGATTGCTGATTTAGAAAGACGCACAGGTGAATCATTTGAGTTACTAGCAGAGAATACAGATAATCGTTTCAGCGCAGTGTATGATGATTTCAATGAAATGGGCGAAACAAACAATCGCAACAACAACTACACAGCCCAAGTTACACAAGCACTTGAAGTAAAAATTGCTGAAATCGTTGCTAAACTTCAACAGATTGACGAATGGGCCGATGAGTATGATATAGATTTAGATGATCTATATTATCAAGTTGGTGAGCTAGTGGAACGCCTAAATTCAGCAGAGTGAGTAGATAAATATGTACGAATATAAATGTAAAGTTTTACGAGTTGTCGATGGGGACACAGTTGATGTTGATATCGATTTAGGCTTTGGTATATGGATGCACAAAGAACGTGTTCGTATCATAGGTATAGATTCACCAGAAAGCAGAACACGTGACCTTATTGAAAAAAGATTTGGTTTAGCAGCAAAAGAATTTGTACGAAGTCTAATGCCAGTTGGTTCAACAGTTATAGTTAGAACACAAAAAGATAAGACTGGTAAATTTGGTAGAATACTAGGAGATTTTATCATCGATAGTGAAAGACTAAGTGACTTGATGATAAAAGAAAACCATGCAGTACCATATCACGGTCAGTCAAAAGAACAGATTATGGCACTACATTTAATAAACAGAGAAATACTTTTAGAAAAAGGTATAGTAAGCCTGGAGGATTAAAAATGGCATTCAAACTAAGTAAACGCAGTTTAGCAAGATTAGAAGGCGTGGATGAAAGGATGGTAAGAGTAGTAAAAACTGCTATTTCTTTTAGTAATGTAGACTTTGGGGTAATCCAAGGTTTAAGAACTATTGAAGAGCAACGTGAACTTGTGGCAAAAGGTGCCTCACAAACTATGAAGTCAAAACACTTAGATGGTTTAGCGGTTGATGTTATGGCATATGTAGGTAGTAGAGGTTCATGGGAAATGTCACTGTATGATGACATTGCGGATGCTTTCAAGTTAGCAGCAATTGAAGAAGGCGTTTCTATACGTTGGGGCGCAGCATGGCAGATTAATGATATCCGTGAATGGGATGGAACAATGCAGGATGCCATGGATGCGTATATCGACTTACGCCGTTCACAAGGACGCAGGCCATTTATTGATGGTCCACACTTTGAACTAAGCTAAAATAATTTTTTATTTGGTTTTACGTTTAGAGTTTTTTCAGTAGTCTTTGGACTACACTTAGGACAAGTACAGTGTTTACAAACCTGTACTTCTCTTATTGTACCCCCATCAACCTCATAATCTTTATACTGTACAGTATGACCACTGCCACAGTGTGATGGGTATCCGCAGGTATTGCACCCACTTAAAGTAACGCTTTGTGTTGATTGTGATTTTGGTAATTGTCTTGCCATTATGTTGATCCAGCTGAATAACTTGGTGCTTTCGGTGCTGTAGTCATTACTTTAGGTGACTTGTTTGTAGTACCTTTAGGTTTTTTGATTGTATTTTTCTTTGGTTCATTGAACATTTTATTCAGTTCGTCTCTGGTACTTTTATCAATAGTAGATTTAGCAACAACGTCTTTTACAGTCTTATCAATCGCATCTTTAGTTTCTGGTGATATTCCAGGAAACTCTTCTGGATCAGTTTTTGTAGTTGTTTTTGGTTCAGGTCTGGTTTGCGGTCTGATAATTTCACCATCAGTATTACCTGTATCACTTATTGTAATATTATCTAATACTTCGTATGTATTGTCGCCTACTATACCATCTACAGTGAGTCCTTGCTGTTTCTGGAAGGCTTTTAATGCTTTAAGTGTTTCATTACCAAATATACCATCTATTGCTATATTATATCCTGCAGTATTTAATTTTTTCTGTAACTCTTCAACATCATCGCCTTTTACTCCGATGCGTAATAGTCTTCGTTCCACTTCTTTGTCTACAACACTAGATGGATTTTCATATCTTGTGTAAATATCTTCAGCATTTTTAGAACGCTGGTCTCTTGCCTTACCATCACTACGTTCATAAAACTCATCAAATAAAGCAGCAGCTTCTGCCGCTGTTGTTGCTGTTTTTAGTTTATCTAATGCTCTTTTTTCTGTATTGTTAAGTTCCCACCATATAAACTGTAATTGTTCTTGGAATGTACTATCCTTAAATGGTTTACCAAATACTTTTTCAAAATCTTTTCTTCGTATAGAAGACCATTGGGCTATACCAATAGATTCGCCACCGTCACCAACATCTTTAGTATTAAAAGTTGAAGATTCTTGTTTTAAATTACCTACTATTCCTGCTGCCTGTATTGGAGTTAACCCCATGCTTATAAAAAATCTATAAGCCTGTTCTTCTCTTTCAGATGGTTTTTCTAATAATACACTTTCAACGATTTCTAATATTTTCATGGTTTACTTCTTTGGATGATTGTTTACATTCTTTGCTTTTCCACGACGATTTGGGTTTGGATCTTTTGCTTTCTTACGCTTTACAGCATTAGCAATCGCTTTCTTACCACCACTTGAACGCAGTGATGCCGCACGTGATTTAGATAGACACTTTGGTTTACCTTCACCAGGTTTACTATCACCACATTTACCAATACGTTCGCCTTTGGTATTATAACGATCCCAGCCACCGCCACCAGCACCGCCTTTTTTACCTTTGCCAAACCACGCACG